TCAGGAGATTACGCCACTTTCAATTTTCCACCACCCGCCGGGCACGACCTTGGGCCGCACGTTCTCAAGACTGCGGGCAGCAGCCTCGAGGTCCCCATATGTGGCGGGAACGATTTCGAATGCATGGATTTCCGCATCCGGAAAGCGCAGGCTCGCCGCTGCCGACCACCGGCCGCGGTTGGCGCCTACGTCAAAGATCGTTGTGATCGGGATCTCTCTGAGGCGATCAAGAAGCCAGCATTCTCCATTGATTTCCATGTCATAACAGAAATTCTTGTACGCATTCTGATAAAATTCGGACAGGCGAAAAGCGGCATTCGCCAGTTTGTCGTGCCTCTGGGCGACAGCATGGAGCAATCTCTGAACAGGTTTCCGGAAAAACATCACCGTGCCATCTGTCGTCAACGAAGCCGAATATCGTGACGGTCATTGCAGCGTAATACGGCAGTATACCACTGTTTACTGCATTTGACGACGGGATTCGATGGCCGGCATTCTCAATAGCCGGTGCCAATAGCCTCGACTGTAGAAGGCTGTTCGTGTCGCCGCGGCGTTGGCACCGATCGCATGCACGACATAGCCATGGGACAGGAGCAACCGGCGCGCTGCGGCTTTGTCTTCTGCCGAAAGATGTTTTTCTTCATAGATAATGAGTGCAGGGTGAAATTTTTCGAAATCTATAACTCGCAAAATGTTAAAGTCATAACCTTCCGTATCAATCAATATCAAATCCAATTTTTCTAAGTTATAATTTTCGATGAGCGTTGAAAACGAAATGCATTCAACCTGCTCTTCTATAATATATTCATATATGTTTGGAATTATTTTTTCATGGCTGAGTATCACCTCGCGCCGCAATGACCCGATTTCCTGATACCATGGGGGCATCGCATCGGAAGTTTCCCGCAATCGGTAAAAAGTACGTTTTCCGTCATGTTCCGCCAGAGCTTTGTTGACGAATATGAGGCCGTCCGCGCCCTGATAGTTCGCGATCAGGCGATCGAACAGATGCCGGACCGGCTCCATCAGCACCCCTCGCCAGGAATAGGCTCGAACGAACGGGTAAAGGCAATCATCGGATTTCCCGTCATTCGCGCCGATTTGAAGGAAGAATACGTCCTTGCGATCGCCAAAGACGGAACAGAGCCATTCATGCTCGGTCCGGTAAACCGTGCCGCCGGCGCGATAGAATAGCTGCTTGGCCGCGGCAAAAAGCTTCGGATACGGAGCAAGCTTGCGTGCCAGCCAGCTTTTGGGCGTGGTGTGCAAGAATTCCTCCAAAACTCGACGAAAAGCCGAGCCAGTGTAATGGCTGACAGGCCTAAGAACAACCGGAAGCGGGCCGGAGGCATCACCCAAATGATTTCCTCCTGCTGCGCCTGTTTTTGCATCGCCAGAGACCGTCGCGTACTCAAGAAGCAATCCTCTCTCTGTCCTCGGGCTGCCGCAGCTCGGTGGTAGAGCACTCTTCGGTAAAGGGAGGGATCGCTGGTTCAATCCGGCGGCATCGGCGGATCCGCAAGATTTGCCGTGGCGGCCGCCGCCGCCCGCCCGCGCGGCCCGATCGTGAGCGGCTGCACTTCCGCTCCCCCTCCCCGCCGCCCCGCCCCGGCCTCGATCCCCCTCACGCCGACCCAACCAGGCTCCAGGCGAGGTTGGCGAGCGTTGCATCGGCCGGGCTCGGGGCGATGATCGTCAGCACGTCGCCGGCCTGAAAGGTGGTGCTGCTGGCCATCGTAAAGCTGGCGCTGGCGGCGCCGGCGGCGAACACCATCGTGCCGACCGCAGCGCCGTTCCTGTCGATCTGGAAGGTGGCCTGCGCCGTCGCCGCGGCGCCGGCCGAGCCGTAGCTGCCGGACAGCCCGGCCGGAAAGACGACCGGGCCGGCGAAGACATAGCGGAAGATCTGCTGGCCGGCCGCCGGCGCCCCGGAAAAGCCGCCCGAGATCGTCGTCGGCTGCGCCGAAACGCCGTTGCCGGTCAACGTGTACTGCGTCGGCACGATAGTGGACAGATTGGCCAATTCCTGCCCGAAAGTGTTGAAGCTTTGCAGTTTGACGTAGATCGTCTTGCCGATCAGGCTGGCTGGGTAGACGTATTTGAACAGATAGGGATCGTTGAGGCCGAAGCGGGCGAAGCTGGCGCCGGCCGAATGCGCGCCGATCGGCGTGCCGTAGAGGCCGCGGCGCAGATAGGTCAGGTTGTAGCGATAGGGCGCCGTCAGGGTCGCGGTCTCGTAGCTGATCAGTTCGCCGTCGCAATAGCACAGCGTGATCGCGTTGTCGGCGTCGGCCTGCGTGCCCGACAGCAATTGCCCGCCCGACATCGCCATGTCGACCGCGAGCGTGTCGGTGGTGTCGGGATCCGATCCCGCCGGCAGCGCCGCGGTCAGCACGCCCTGGCGGCCGCCGCGGGCGATCGTGCCGGCCAGCGCGTAGGTGTTGTTGTCGCTCGAGATCCACACCTCGCAGCCGCCCCAGTTGGGCGAATAGAACGCGATCTGGTCGCCATTGCCGACACCGGCGCCGGCGACCGCGGCCGACAGCGTCACCGTCGTCGCGCTCGTCGCCGCCACCGTCGTGCCGGGCGCGATCGCGCCGGGAGTGGTCAGGTCTTCGACGACGACGCCGGGCACGATCGCCGCCGGCACGCTGGCGAAGTGCAGCACCGTCCCCGAGCTCGTCGCCGCGTTCGTCGTCATCTTGACGAGGCCGCCCGAGGCGATCATCCACACCTCGTACTGGCCGCCGGTCAGCCCGGGCGGCGGCTCGAAGATGACCGGGATGTTGGCGCCGCCGGGCGGGGTCAGGTAGCCGGGGGCGGCGCCGGCCGAATTGCTGCGGTTGTGCGCGTGCGCGTTCGGGTAATAGGGGGCGATCTGGCTGCCCGCGACGAGGCCCGGGATTTCTTCTGCGTCGAAGGTCAGATCGCCGTTGTCGTCCTCTTCATAGCCGGTGATGCGGAAGGGTTGCTGGTTGAAGCCGGCGCCGGTGTCGGTCACCAGCACGATGTCCATCGGCTCTAAGAGGCAGTGCTGCCAGCCGAGCTTGAACTTCGGGCGGGCGCGGATCTGCACTTCGCGCTCGAGTTGCAGAAAGCCGGCGAGCCCGGCCGAAACCGGGTTGGTGAATTCGTGCGCAACCAGGCTGGCGCGCACGCGCAGCCCGAACTGGTCGATCAGGCCCTGGTCGAAGACCGGCGAGATCTGCGGGTTGTAGGAATTGGCGCCGTCGTCGTATTCGACCGGCAGCCAGTTGTGCAGGCTCTGCGGGTCGGTGAACTCGCATTGCACCGGATCGGTGGCGTTTTCGACCGGGCGGCCGTCGCCGGCATGCTCGAATGGCAGGAAATCGTCGTCGGTCAGGGCGGCGACCCAGGTCAGGTTCGGGGTCCAGTTGGCGCCGTTCTGGCTGAGCGCGGCGACGCCGTAGGGGATGATTTTTAAGAGCGTGCCGGTCCACACAACGGCGGCGTTGGTCAGCTTGGTGATTTCGTCGAGCCAGCGGCTGGCGGCCTGCATGCGGTCGAGGACCGGCGACATGCCGAGCAGCGCGGCCTGGCAATAGGTGCCGTAATCGCCGATCGAGCCGGCCTGGGCGGCGGTGTAGGCGGCGATGCCGACGCCGCCATTGTCGAGCAGGGCGGGGTTGAAGCCGGCGCCGTAGCGCGGGTTGGTCAACAGGTCGACGAGGATGTAATCGGGGCGGGCGTCATCGGGATAGGTCGGGCCGGCGGTGCCGGCGAAAAAGCCGGTGACCTCGAACTGGATGTCGGGCAGCACCGGCGACGAGCCCAGTTGCATCGGCGTGCCGGTGACGTAGGCGGTGCCGGAATAGCCGATGACCGGCTGGTTCGGGTCCTGCGAGGCGAAGACCGGGTCAGGAGCCTGGCCGTCATTGCCGGCATAGAAGTTGAGGCCGACATTGGCGACGCCGGCGGCGATGCCGCCGTTCGAGAAGATGCGGTTGTTGCCGCCGATGCCCCAGATCGAGCCGGTCAGGCTGACCGGCCCCTGGCACAGCGCGAAGGCGACATAGACCGAATAGTTGCCGCCGCCCTTCTTGCCGCCCGCGCTGCCGAGGCCCTTGCCGCCCTTCGATCCCGAGGGATGCGAAGGGCCTGAGAAGCCCCAGAATTCGAGCAGGTTGCAGGAAACGCGGGCGGTGCCGTAGACGAGCGGCACCGGCGAGCCGGCCTGCGAAGTGTTGTAGCGCAGCGAGCCGAATTGCGGCCCGTCGAACGCATTCGAGAAAGGCGAGGGTGTAGAAAAGCCCATCAGAACACCGTGAAGAACCGCGCCTCGCGGCCGGCGAGCGGGGCCAATGTCGCATCGCCCCAGGTCACCGCGCGCGCCGCGAAATTGGCGTGGATCAGGCGCGGCCAGGCGGTGACGATGGCGCCGTGCGAGAAGCAGCGGCCGAAGCGGAACAGCGCGACGTCGCCTGGCTGTGGCGGCCCGGCGATCTCGCGGGCATGCGCGGCCAGCAATGCGAGAAAGCGCTCGACGTCGCGGTGCAGGTGCCAGTCCGGCGGGTAGTGCGGGACGTCGATGTGGTCGACGAGGCCGGCGCGCGCATAGACTTCGCACAAGAGCATCGCGCAATCGACGCCGGCGCCCTTGACGCGGGCTTCGTGGTGGAACGGCGTGCCGAGCCACGAGATCGCTTCGGCGACGACGGCCGCGCGCCGGCGCGCGTCGGCGGTATTGGCGCCGGCGGCGGCGATCGCAATCTGCGGCGCACCGGCCGCGCGGTATTGCGGCGCGGGCTCTTCGCATCGCAGCGCCGCGGGCGCGTTCGCGAGCGGCGGCGTCGAACGGCCCATCCCGCCTTGCCCCCCGCCCCGCAAACCGCTATGTGAGCGGCCATGACCGACCGGCTGTCGCTGACCAACGCCTTGGCCGACGCCAACATCGACCGCAAAGCGGCCGAACGCATCGCCACCGAAATCTTCGATGCGATCCGCGAGAACGTCGCGACGAAAGCCGACCTTTCCGAGCTGCGGACCGAGCTGAAGGCCGACATTGCGGAGCTCGGGAACCGCATCGCTCTGCTGCGGACCGAGCTGAAGGGCGACATTGCGGCGCTCGGGAACCGCATCGATCTGGTCGAGCGCCGCATCGATCTGGTCGAGCATCGGCTCTTGACCCGTCTCGGCAGTCTCGTCGTCGTGCTCGCCGGCCTTCTCTTCGCCGCGCTCCACTACTGGCCGCCGCACGGCTGATCCTCAGAACACCGTGAAGAACCCGAAGCGCCGCCTCGCAGCGCCGCGGGCGCGTTCGAGAATAGCGGCGGAACGGCCCGTCCCGCCTTGCCCCCTGCCCCGCGAACCGCTATGTGAGCGGCCATGACCGACCGGCTGTCGCTGACCAACGCCTTGGCCGACGCCAACATCGACCGCAAAGCGGCCGAACGCATCGCCACCGAAATCTTCGATGCGATCCACGAGAACGTCGCGACGAAAGCCGACCTTTCCGAGCTGCGGATCGAGCTGAAGGCCGACATTGCGGAGCTCCGGAACCGCATCGATCTGGTCGAGTATCGGCTCTTGACCCGTCTCGGCAGTCTCGTCGTCGTGCTCGCCGGCCTTCTCTTCGCCGCGCTCCACTACTGGCCGCCGCACGGCTGATCCTCAGAACACCGTGAAGAACCCGAAGCGCCGCCTCGCAGCGCCGCGGGCGCGTTCGCGAACGGCGGCGGAACGGCCCGTCCCGCCTTGCCCCCTGCCCCGCGAACCGCTATGTGAGCGGCCATGACCGACCGGCTGTCGCTGACCAGCGCCTTGGCCGACGCCAACATCGATCGCAAAGCGGCAATATGCACGCGCGCGGACGGCCTCCCGTATCGTAGGCATGGGCCTGACCGTCCTCGTCATAGACGATCGGATCACCGTCCGCCGTACATGCCGGCCTGACGGCGCCCCCTCCTGCGCCGGGGCGGTCTTGCAGCGGCACGCGGCCCCGGGCGGCAAGCGCCCCGCCATGCGACACTTCATACGACCGCCTCCGGCGGCGGGATGTAGGGCATGCCGCCGAAGCGGGCGAGGTTGTTGAACGTGTTCTGGCAGGTCGCGGCGGTATGGTCGCAGCCCGGCAGCAGCGTGAAGCCGTCGCCGACCGCGACCGGATAGACGAACGGCGCGGTCAGGTTGACGGTGCCGCCGGCCAGGTACTGGATCGTGCGCGTGAAGCCGCTGTTGGCGCCGGAGGTTCCGATCATCGTGCCCTCGTCATAGGCGGTTGCGGGATTGGGCGAAAAGCCGGTCGCCACCGCGAGCTGCGTCGAGCCGGCGGCGGCGGTGACGGTCACGGCGCCGATGCCGGTCGCCGCGCCGGCGGCGTTGGTGCCGGCGGTGCGGTTGTAGCCGCACATCGCGCCGCCGAACACATGCGTGCAGTTGGCGCCGTAGATGCGCCGCGGCATCTGCAGATTGGCAAGCTGCCCGAGCGGCGAATTGACCGTCATGGTGATGCCGGTGCGGCCCCAGGCGATCTGGCCGACCAGCCCGTAGAACCACACGATGCAGCCGATCGAGGTATCGGTCGGGCCGCCGGGTCCGGGAAAGAAACGATCGAGTTCGACGACGGCGCCGTCGAACAGCCGCGCATAGATCGCCTGCTGCCAGGTCAGCGTGCCGATCAGATCCTGCGGGCCGGCGCCGATCGTCACGCTGAGCGGCTGCGCCTCGACGCCGATCTTGCATTTGACGCGGCCGCGCTGGAACACCGGCCCGAGCGCAAAGGTCCAGGTGGCCGTCGCCGAATAGTTCAGCGAGCCGGAATTGGCGGCCCAGCAGGTGCCGGGGACGATGAGCGCCACGCTGGCGCCGGAATAGCGCAACACTTCGCCGCCGGCGAGCTGGAAGGTCCACAGATCATAGGCGGTCAACAGGCGCGAGCTGGCCAGCCAGCTAACCAGCGCGGCCGGGGCGGGGCGGACCATCTTGTTACTGCAGGATCGAGACGAACTTGATCTGCTTCAGCCGCCACAATTGGAACATGAAGTTCTCGAAGCTGGCGGTGTCGTCGGAAAAGCGCACGCGGAAGAAATAGCTGAAATCGGCGGTGACGGCGACGCCGGAGCCGGGCGCCGTCGTGAAGGTCAGCATGCCGGTATTGGCGTTGACCGAATAGCTCGAAGGGGATTGCACGACGCCGTTCAGATAGACGGCGCCGACCAGGTTCGGGGCGACGATCGGTTCGTTGTAGCCGCCGCCGGGCAGGGCGGGATCGAGGTTGCGCACGAGCTGGAACTGGGTTTGCGAGGCGTTGCCGGTGCCGAGCGCCTGGCCCGTGACCGCGTTGTCGGTCGGGTCGGTGTAGAGAAAGCCGGTATAGGCGCCCTGCTGCTGCGCGTGGAAGGCCATCAATGTGCGCAGTTCGTTGTAGCCGCCGGCGATGTTGTCGCGGAGGAAATCGTAGGTCAGCGTCCAGGTCCAGATCGGCAGCGCCTGATCGTTGGCGCGCCGTTCGCGCCCGGACACCGCTTTCTGGATGCGGGTTTTGAAGGTCGGCGTCTTCGTGACCGACCAGGCCAGCCCGGGCAGGTTCGGGAACTGGTTGAAGCTCATGGCTTTCTGGTTGAACCGCCGCCGGCAATGTCACACATTAGCGACACGGCTGCGGCGGAGGACCGAGGCGATGTCGGCGGGGAGGCCGAGATGACGATCGATACGCTCGCTTATGCAAAAGCCCTTGAAGCGGCCGGACTCGATCGCCGCGACGCGGAGGCGCAGGTCGCGGCGCTGGTGAGCTATGTCCTCCCCGACCTTGTCAGCAGGGACGATCTCCAGCAGGCGGTCGATAAGCTCGGGCATGAGCTGCGGATGACGCGCGATGATCTGAAGCTGACGATTGAAAAGGCCGTTCATCAGCAGAGCTGGCGTCTCTTTGGGATGGTCTTTGCCGTTGTCAGCCTGTTGGACGGAATCCTGTTTGCGTTGCTGCGCGTTGTGCCGCCGCCGCACTGAGAAGGCGCGATGCGCGAGATCGCTCCCGGATCGGGGCCCGGGGCAAGCCTGCTGCGGCGCAGCGGCGAAGCGCTTTATGGAGAGCGGTGGCAGGCGCCGCTCGCCCGCGATCTCGGCGTGGCGCTGCGCACGGTGCAGCGCTGGACCGCCGGGGATCATCCGATCCCGCCCGGTGTGTGGCGGGATCTCTGCGCGCTGCTGACGGCGCGCGCCGATGACATCGCCGCATTGCTGCGGGTCATTGCCGATGATCGCGGCGCCGGGCCGGGGGCGCCCCGCGCGCTACGGCCATGACAGCGCGCCGGCGTTCCAGGCCTCGCCGACCGCGGCGGCAAGCGCGCCGCGGTTCTGCGCAAACCAGCGGCCGATCGAGGCGCCGTCGGCGGGCCCGTGAAAGCCGAGATGGACGTGCACCTCGCCCGTGCCGCCGCCGCGGATCAGGCCCTGCAGGCCCTGCGCGATGTCGGCCGGCAGCACCATTTCGCGCGAATGCAACAGCGCCGGCATGGCGCCGGCGAAGGCCGGCAGCGCCCAGCCGCCGGCGGCCGTCGGCACGATGCCGCCCTGCGCGAACAGGCTTGTAAAGAACGAGCCGATGCCCTTGAAGATCGAGCCGAAAAAGCCGCCGCCGAGGATGCCGCCGCCGAGGCTGCCAAGGGGGCCGGTGACGGCGCTGGTGCCGGTCGCCGCCGCGGTCGCCCCGGCCGCCGCGGCGGTGGCGCCGGTGTTGGCGGCGATGATCGAAAGCAGCGAGATCTTGGTCGTCTCCCGCGGGTTGCCGAGCAGCAGATTGGCAAGGCCGCCCACAATGCCGCCCTGGCCGATCAGGCCGGTGAACAGCGGCTTGACCAGCGTGTCGCCGAGCCCCTTGACGAGGTTCGACATCATGCCGCCGACCACCGATTTCTCGAGGCCGAGCATGATTTCGCGCAGGCCGCCCGAAGTGCGGATGCCGAGCACGGCGTTGGTCAGGGCGTCCGAGAGACCGCGCGCGATCGGTGCCGAGAAGCGATGCCAGGCTGATTCGCTGCGGCGCTGCGCCCAGGCGGCGCCGATCGCCTTGCCGAGCTCGCGGAAGCCCGAAATCAGATCGTCGACCGGCGCGCGGATCGAGGCGATCTGCGCCTTCACTTGCGCGACGCCGGCGCTCAGATCGCCGACCGAGGCGCCGAAGCGGAGCTGGACGTCATCGGGCATGGCGCGCCTTCAGGGTCTCGAAATCGAGGATCGGCGCCGGCAGCCCTTCATGCACGTCGCGCCGGCGGCTGAAGCCGGGCATGCCGGCCAGATCGGCGATCGTTGGCGCCGGCGGGGTCTCTACGCGACCCGCCGCCGGTCCCTGCCAGCCCCATAGCCGCGCCAGCACCTGCAGCATGTGATGCGCCGGCGGCGCCTCGCGCCAGGCCGCGAAGATCAGCTCGGCCTCGGCCATCGTCATCGCGTCGATCACGGGGATTGGGTATCCGCAGCCGGTGGCGAGCTCGCCGTACAATCGGCACACTCCCCGCTCGATCTCGCCGCCGGCTGCGCTTCCCCCGCCGGCTTCAACCCGGAGCCGGTCAGGATCGCCTGCACGACCTCGCGGGCGTTGCCGAGATCGACCAGCTCCGCGACCTGTTGCGGCGTCACGCCGGGATAGTTGCGCGACAGCGCGGCGGCGACCAGGTCGACGATGACGTCGATCTCGACCTCGCCCATCTCGGCGCCGAAATCCTTGAGCTGCGCGATCCGCGGCAACAGCCGGCGCATCTGCCCCAGCGTCAAGGGCGGCACGATCCATTCGCGCCCGCCCATGCGCAGTGCGACGCCGTCGATCATCATTCGACCGTCGACAGATAGCCGAGCGTGCCCGCGGCGTCGGCGAAGGCCTGGAAGTCGAACTCGAAGATGGTCCAGTCGTCGAGCCGGGTCGGCACCGTGAACTTGCTGGCGGTGCAGGCGTTGAGCCGTAGCGCCAGCGGCGCGTTTTCGGCCGAGCCGCCGATGCCGTAGGGGCTGATCGGCTGGTAGAACGTCGCCTTGAAGGTCGGCGTCGTGCCGAGCAACTGGTTGGTCAGCGTGATCTTGGAGCCGCTTGTCGTCAGATTGTAGGTGTAGGAAATCAAGAGCGCGGCGCCGGCGTCGGCGGCGCTGAACGTATACACCCCGGTCGAGAAGTTGACCGAATACTGCCCGGCCGCCGAGGGTGTCGTGACGCGGTTGAAGGCCTTGCCGGTGGCGGCGTAATAGACGCCGAGATCGTCGTTGTAGGACGCGGCGTTGGCGACGGTGACCGTGTAGGGCGTCGTCGCCGGCACGTTCTGCGCCTCGTTCTGGGCCACCGCGAACTGGCCGGTGGCGGCGCCGATCCCCCAGAATAGATCGGCGTAGAGCAGCCCCAGGATGCGCGCGAACTTGGCCTTTCCGGTTACCTTGCACTGGCCGCGCGCGATCGCCTGCGGGAACTGGTACTGGCCGTAAAGCTCCTTGGTGGTCCAGTCGAAATCGATCTGGATATCCTGCAACACGCCGAACTGGCGCGGGCCGATGCCCGAGCCGGTCGCATCGAGGCGCTCGCCCCACAAGGCGCCGGAGCCGAACGAAAGCTGCATGTCAGCCGCTCCTCCTCAACAGCGCTTTCAGCGCCTCCTTGGCGCCCAGCGCGTAATACCAAACTCTGATCAGAACCCATAAAAACAGCCGTCATTGCGAGCGCAGCGAAGCAATCCCGCGCCGGGTGCAATATGCCGCCGAGATTGCTTCCTCGCTTCGCTCTTCGCGATGACAAGGGGAGTATAGGTTCTCATCATTGGGATCTGGTATAAGGCATCAGAAAAACATTTTGCGCGCCGCAGGCGCGCTATGGCGTTCTCTCATCGTTTTCCTCCTCACTGATCTCACTGCCTCCCTGTGAATTGATATAACAATGAGCCAGTGAGGACAGTGAGGATAAGGGAAGGAAGAAAAAGATGATGCGCGCCACGGGCGCGCTATGGCGTTCTCTCATCGTTTTCCTCCTCACTGATCTCACTGCCTCCCTGTGAATTGATATAACACTGAGCCAGTGAGGACAGTGAGGATAAGGGAAGGAGGAAAAAGATGATGCGCGCCACGGGCGCGCTATGGCGTTCTCTCATCGTTTTCCTCCTCACTGATCTCACTGTCTCCCTGTGAATTGATATAACACTGAGCCAGTGAGGACAGTGAGGATAAGGGAAGGAAGAAAAAGATGATGCGCGCCACAGGCGCGCTATGGCGTTCTCTCATCGTTTTCCTCCTCACTGATCTCACTGTCTCCCTGTGAAATAATAGAACAGGGAGCCGGTGAGGACAGTGAGGATAAGGGAAGGAGGAAAAGATGATGCGCGCCGCGGGCGCGCTATAACGTTCTCTCATCGTTTTCCTCCTCACTGATCTCACTGTCTCCCTGTGAAATAATAGAACAGGGAGCCGGTGAGGACAGTGAGGATAAGGGAAGGAGGAAAAGATGATGCGCGCCGCAGGCGCGTTATGGCGTTCTCTCATCGTTTTCCTCCTCACTGATCTCACTGCCTCCCTGTGAAATAATAGAACAGGGAGCCGGTGAGGACAGTGAGGATAAGGGAAGGAAGAAAAAGATGATGCGCGCCGCAGGCGCGCTATGGCGTTCTCTCATCGTTTTCCTCCTCACTGATCTCACTGCCTCCCTGTGAAATATAGAACAGGGAGCCGGTGAGGACAGTGAGGATAAGGGAAGGAGGAAAAGATGATGCGCGCCGCAGGCGCGCTATGGAGTTCTCTCATCGTTTTCCTCCTCACTGGTCTCACTGTCTCCCTGTGAATTGATATAACAATGAGCCAGTGAGGACAGTGAGGATTAATGCCAACTCTCTCTGATCAGAGCCCATAGAAAGAAACAGTTGTCATTGCGAGCGCAGCGAAGCACTCTCGCGCCGGGTACGGTATGCCGCCGAGATTGCTTCGTCGCTTTGCTCCTCGCAATGACAGGGGGGAATACGGGTTCTCGTCATCGGGATCCGGTATAATTCCGGCATTCGGTGCAGCGGGCCACGACCGAGCCCGGGAAATGGTCGGCCCACCAGCGCTCGATCAGCGCCTCGAGCGGATGCGGCGACGCCTCGGCGCCGCCGGCGGGGCCGTCACATCATCGACCATGGATGTCTCCTATTGCGCGACGCACAGGATCTCGACCGGCACGATCGCGATCGCCTGGTCGCCGAGCACGCCCTCGTCGGTCTCGACGCGCCCGGCGATGTAGGCGTGCTGCACCATGTTCGGCAGGCCGAGGTTCTGGATGCCGGTTGCCGGCGCCGGCGCCAGCGCGGCCTCGAGCGCATCGAGCAGCGGGTTGAGGATCATCGCCGGCGCCGCATACGGGTCGCCCGAATGGGCGTAGATGAAGAAATCGGCGTAGAGCGTCCACACCACCGGCGCCCCGAGCGCCTTGACGACGGCGTGGCCGCCCTTCTCGCTCATGAACAGCGCCGGCTGTTCGGCCGGGGAGACGTCGGACCAGTGCCGCAGCCGCCGCGAGGCGGTCGCGAACTGCGCCGCCCCCGCCGCCAGCGCCCACAGCGCCGCATAGATCGGCTCGCGCGCGATCGTCATTTGCGCAGGGCCTCGGCGACGGCCTCTTTCAGCCCCGCCTCGATGCGCGGCGTCATTTCGCGCAGGGCCGAGCGCAGGAACGCGCGCGCGGGCGGCGCAACCTCCGGCATTCCGGCGGGCCTGAAGCGTTGCGCGCCCTTCCGCGGCAACGCCGATGCGCGCGCCGCCTTCAGCGCGCTGCGGGGCGGGGCTTTGCCGCGCATCCGGCGCCGCGGCTCGAGCGCGAGGCGGGCGACCGCGCGCGCCAGGCCGCGCTGCAATTCCGGCCCCATCGCAGTGAGCCGGGCGATGACGGCCTCGTCGCCGACGAGGCGTGCGGTGATCATGTCGCCGCCCCGGCCGGCATGACCGCGCCGGCCGAACCCGGCGCCAGTTGCGGCATCGCGCCGGCGATCGGCGCGACCATCCGGTAGGGCTGCAGCAGCATCTTCAGGCTCGCCGGCAGGTCGCTGTGATCATAGGCGACGACTTCCTGGCCGATGCGTCGCGACAGCTCGCCGATGCGCGTGCGCGCGCGGTAGCGCAGCGCCACCCATTCAATGCAGGCCTGCGCGACATCGGCCGGCACGCTGGCATAGCCGGCGGTGTACTGGATCGTGACGCATTGCGCCTTCCGCGGCACGTAATAGCCGCGGATGACGAGTTCTGTCGCCGAGAACACATAGCCGGCCTGGCTCGGATAGGGGCTGACCGCGCCCTGCCCGGGCGGCGCCGGCGCCGGCGGCGGGATCGGCGGGATCGTCAGCCCGTCGACGACGACCAGGCCGACCGCGCTCGCCGGCGTGACGGCAAAGGCAAAGCGCGCCTCGCGCGGGCCGAACGGGCCGGAGAGGCCGTCCCTAACCTCGATCCAGTCGGCCGCCAGCAGCGGCCGCCCGAGCCAGCTTATGATCGCCTGGCTGGCGGCCGTGATCAGCCGGGCGAGCAGGGCGTCGTCGAACGAGGGCAGCGGACTGCCCGGGCCGCCCGTCGACAGCCACGCCTTGACGTCGGCGAGCGAGGTCAAATCCCCAGATGCCATTGCGTGCCCCCGGCGGTTCGCCGCCACTTGGCAACGGGCGCCCGGCGCTTGCGCGGCCGCTCCGTTGCGCGCAAATACGGGAAGAGCCTGCAACCAAGAGACCGGTCACATGCCCCGCCATCTCGCCCCGATCGCCCGGGATGACCCGGAATGACCGATCGCTTGGATCTGGCGAACGCCATCGCGGCCGCCGGCATCGAGCGCAAGGCGGCCGAGACCATCGCCAGCACGATCTTCGATGCCATCCGCGAGAACGTCGCAACAAAGGCCGATTTGCAGCAGGCCGAGTCCGCGCTCCGGACCGACATGGCCGGGATGCAGGCCGAGCTGAAGGCCGACATCGCCGCCGTCCATGCCGGGTTGAAGGCCGACATCGCCGCCCTTCGCGCCGAGCTGAAGGCCGACATCGCCGCCGTCCATACCGAACTGAAGGCCGATATTGCCGCCGTCCGCGCCGAGCTGAAGGCCGATGTTGCCGCCGTCCATACCGAGCTGCGCGAGACCGAACAGCGTCTCGAAGCCCAGATCAACCGGGTGGTGATCCGCCTCGGGGGCCTCGCCGTCGTGCTCTGGGGGCTGCTCGTCGCGGCGCTGCATCTCTGGCCGCCCCACGGCTGACCTGAAAACAGCCAAGGCCCGGCGCCGGGCGATGTTGGGGGCTTGCCCCGGGTTCGCGCGGGTCTCACGCCCTTCGCTTTCGCTGCGATCCTTCCTCTTCCGTGACGACAAACCCGTGCGCGAGTAGTTCGGCCACGGCCGCGGCCGGCACGCGCACGACACCGGCGGCGTCGGGGCGGTAGCTGCGCCCGCCGACCGAACAGCCCGCCCCGTCGGGATGGCGCAGCGCGACCAGCGCCGCGGCGGTTTCGGCCGCGCCCCGGTCGGGCGGCGCGGGGTCTTTCTTCACGGCAAACCCTCCGACATGCATTAGGTGGACCGCGACCGCCGCCGGCACGTCGACCAGCCAGCGCCCGCTCCCGTCGGGATAGGGATCGTAGCCGATCGTGCCGTGCGCGATCGGATAGCCGAGCACGCCAGGCGGCACGATCAGCGTGATCATCGCCCGGCCTCAGCCGTTGCCGATATTGGTGATGACGCCCATCGCGAACGGCGCGTAGACGGCCAGCACCTCTTCGGCGTAGACGCCGACCTGGCGCTGGCGCGTCGTGATCGGCCATTCGATCTGGTAGTAGTCCTGCCGGGTCTTGACCTCGGCGACGTTCGGCACGTTGTTCGATTGGTACTGGATCGGCAGGTTTTCGGCCCAGCCGATGATCGTGCCGGGCGGCAGCCGCGGATGGATCCTGACCGGGATCTTGAGGCCGCCGTCGAGCGCGAACGGGTTGTAGTAGAAATCGATCGTGCCCGAAGCGGTCAGGTGGAAGCCGCCGCCGCCGTCAGCGTCTTCGTGGAAGCGCAGCAAGGGCGCCGAAGCGTTGTTCAGCACCTTGTTGGTGATGTTTTTGAGTTCCTGCGCGTTGACATAGAGAACGGTCGGGCTGAGCTCGAAATTGTTCCACATCGTTTCGAGCATCAGATCGATCTCGTTGACGCCGCCGGCGCCCGAAGCGGTCAGCGGCGTGCCGGTGCCGGCGGTGCCGGTCGGCATCACGTTGACGTAGGCGTTCGAGCCCGCCGCCAGCGCCGTCGTCAACAGGCCGTTGAAGGCGTAGTTGGCGTTGAACGAGTTGTCGGCGGTGATCGCGGTCTGCGCCTGCCGGCCGCTGGCGAGCGGCGCCGAGAACGCGGCCGAGTTGATCGTCGTGATCGCCTGCAATGTCTCGCCGCCGCTGGCGGTGCCGACATACCAGGCGTAGGCGACCGCGCCGATCACCGGCGCGACGCTGGCAAACAGAGTCTGCCCGGCGGTGACCGCCTGGCTCGCTTCGGCCGAGATGTTCGAGCTGCCGCCCGACAGCGTGAAGCTCTTGCCGTCGGCGCCGGTGATCGTCTGGCTGGTGGCGACGCCGGTGGTCAGGCTCGAATTCTGATAGCCTTCGAGGGTCAGCGCGACGACCTTGACGTAATAGGTCGCCGCCGGCAGGCTCGCGCCCGTGCCCGAAGCCGACAGGGTCGGCGTCCCCGGCGTGCCGAGCGAGAGGCCGCCATTGCTCGCGCCGGCATTGCCGGCCAAGAGCGCCATCTCCTCTTTCAGCATCATCTTCTGCAGCAGGCGCAGCGTCATCGTCGCCTGCACGTCCTCGAAGCCGCGGGCCGCCGAGATCGCCTCGTAGGTGACCGCGTCCTCTTCGCCGAGCGTCACATAGGGCGCCGATCTGGCCGAAGTGTTGTAGCTCATCTGGGCGGCGCGCTGGCCTTCCGGCACCCAGCCCATCGCGTCAAAGCCGGAGCCGATGATGGCGTTGATCTGCACCCAGTGGGTGGCGCTGCCGGTCGGCCCCATCACGCGCGGCAGCCGGTTGCGGATCGGCGTCACCACCGGATAGAGGTTCTTGGCCGGCGCCTGCAGATCGTAGCCGATGATGCCGGTGCCAGTCGCGATCGTCTTTGTCAGGGTGCCGGCATCGACCGGGCCGGCGCCGTAGACGCCCTTGATCAGGGCAAGCGTCTCTTGCGTGAGATTCACGATGTCCTCCTCACGGCAAGGGGTTGCAGGGTCGGGTGAAAAGCCGGCGGGCAAGGCGGCGTTCCCGATCCATGCCAAGCCGGTGCAAAACAGGTATTCGTCAAGTTACGTTTCGCCGCGATCCTGGAAAGGGGCCGCCTGCGCAAATAAAGCGCCGCCCGGGCGCACGCGCCGACAAGCATCAACGGCCTGGTCGGTGAGCTCGCCGCGCTGGCGCAATACTGGCGATATCGGCGCCGGCGCGGCGGTTTCCGCTTCCGCGCCGCCCCCGAAATCTGGAAGCGGGCGGAATTGTCGTGCGTTCAATTGCGTTCTGCCGCCGGCGCCGGCTGCCGCATTCATTCCGGCCGCGGCGGCGGGCCGGCGAAGACCGGCCGCATCGGCTGCCGCCGCGCCGCCTTGATCAGCAGCAATTGGATCTCTTCGGGGCTGAGCTTCTGCAGTTCGGCGGCGAGATCATCCGGCGCCGCCGCGCCGGCGGCATTCTTTTCGACCGCGGTGATGCCGGGCGGCAGTTTGACCGTCTTCGGCGGCACCGGCGCGGCCTCGATCTTGGCAAAGCGCGCCTGCAAGGCGTCGCGTTCTGCGGTCAGCTTGGAGAGCGCCTCGGCGCCCTGCTGCACGCGCTGCGAGAGCATGCCAACGGTCTGCGTCAGCGCCGCGAAATCGGCCTCGATCTTGGCGAGATGGTCGCCGGCCGCCTTGGCCGGGCCGCCCATCATCGCGCCCGGGCAGTCGGCGCCGGCGGCGACCAGGTGATCGTGCGCCTCTTTCAGGCACTTCATCGTTTGCGCCGAATGCCGCGCCCCGGCCTTGTCGGCGGCGCAGCTTGCCCCGTCGGTCAGCTTGGCGATCTGGTCATGGGCGGCGTCGATCAGCGCCCGATGGCCGCCATGGCGCTTTTCGGTCACCACCTCTTCGGTGACCGCGCCCTGATGCAGATCGGCGGCGCCGGCCGCGCGCAGCGCCGCCTGCGCGCCCGCCAGGTGCTCGTCATCGGTCTTCGACAATCCGGGCAGCGCCCGCGCCATCGTCACGGCATGGTGCGCCAGGTCGAGCCGGGCCTGATCTTCGAGCGAATGCTTCGCGCCGGCCTTGGCCAGCGCCGCGAGCTTTTGCTGTAGCGCCCCGCCCGGCAGCGCGCGCGCCATCGTCAACAGCAGATCGCGCGGCGCTTCGGTGTCGTCGACGACTTCCTGCGCCTCTTCGGCGACCAGCGCCTCGAGGAACTGGCACAGTTCGGCGATGATCGCCTGCACGCGCTGCGCGTTCTGGCTGTCGTCGCCTTCGACCGCCGCTTCGAGCGCGAGACGGTCCTTGAGCGCCTTCAGTTCGAGGATGATGGCGGCGACTTCGCCGGTATCGGCGAGATGCTTGGCCAGCGCCGCCGCCGCCGCCTTTTCCGGTTCGGCCGCCCCCGGCGGCCCGTCCGGGTCGATCTTGTCCTTCCAGGCGGCGATGATGCGCGCCTTGATCCTGTCAAGCTGTTCCTTTGTGTAGGGGCGGGCGTTCCTTTGCCTGTGGATGTAGTTCCACGCCGCGCGGATATGCGCTTCGGTGTCGATCGGGTAGCGCTTCTGCTTGTCGTCCTGATAGCCGGGGTCGGCGTATTCGACATGCCCATAAGGCAGATCGCCCTCGCCCGGCGCATCGCCCCCTTTGAGCGCCAGATCCATCGCCCGGTTCGCCTGCGCGGCGGCAAGCTGCGCGTTCCGGGCCAGCGCCGCCGCCTTGGTCAGGTGTTCAGAGCCGTCTTCGGCGATCCAGCGCTGGCGCACGCCGTCGCGCGTATGCGGCGGCGCCGCCGCGCCGGCCGCGAATGGGCGCCGCTCGCGGCCGCCGTCGGCCTTGACCATCTCGAAATGGGCTTCCGGGTTGCAGGGATTGTCGACCAGGCTGATTTCGACCGGGATCGCGGTGTAGCGGTACACCTGCGGGTCCTGCGGGTCGGCCCAGCGCTTGGCGTAGCGCCCGCCGATCGAAAAGCCGGTATAGCCGCCGGCTTCAACCATCTTCCAGGCCTCGTCGTCGAGGATCTTCGCGCACACGCGGATTGTCTTCTGCGCGTCGTCGCAGTCGAGATCGGTCAGCACGCCGGCGACGATCGGCTGGTGCATGACGCGCACATTGCCGCGCGACTTGCCGCCCGAGCCCTTCTCGATTTCGGCCGACCATTTCTGGAATTCGGGCGCCGAACTGTCGTAGTCGAAGCGCTCCCCGGCCTTGTCGACCGCCTCGCTGGCGGCCACGCCGTAGACCAGCCGTTTCTGCGCGTCGACCTTGACCAGCGGCGCGAACAGGCGAAAGCCTTGCATGTCCCTGTCTCCCCCTACGCGACCGCGGCCTGGCTTTCGGCCGCCATCAGTTTGCGCATCAGCGCGTCGAGCGCGGCGTGCAATTCCGCCTTGCCGCCGGGCGCGCGCACGACGTGATCGGCGACCAGTTCGGCCTGGCGCAGATCCATCGGCTTGGTCGGGTCCGGCGACTTGCCGGTGTCGATCGCGACCAGCTTGCCGCCCAATTTGTGGATCAGTTCGGCCTCTTTCGGCTGGCGCACGCCGTCGACGACGACGTCGCGGCCCTTGGAGAGCGCGCGCATCAGTTTCGGCCGCAGCGCGATCGCGGTCGCCGCCGGCGCCTGTTCGGCGATCGCATCCGAGACCGGTTCCATGACCGCGCGCGGCGTCGCTCCGCCCAGCTTGATGTGGGGGCTTTCCTTGCGCGCCCCGTCGGTGTCGGCGCGGCCGAGCCCGAAGCCGGCGCGCAGCGCCTTCTTGATCGGCGCGCCGGCATGCAGGCGCTTGAAGCCGTACCGCTTGACCAGGTGCTTGGCCGCCTTGCTCTTGCCCGAGCCGGCCGGCGCCATCACGCCTAAAAGCATGTCGGGATCCTCAGATCAGGGGTTGCCGCGGGTCGCCGCGGAGCGCGGAGGCGGCGAAGAGCATCGGCGGCGGGAAGGGCGCGGCCGTCAGGCCGCGCCCTTCCCTTGCTCCCCGGGACGGGCCCGGGGAGCATCCCCCCGGCCGGCGGCCCCGCCGGCGGTCGGAATCGGCGGGAGCCTGGCGCAATCCCGAATTTTGTCAGGGATTGCGCGGGGGCTGGGGCGAACCTGCCGGCGCGGGGGAATTGCCCGGCGGCGAGGCCTCCGCGCGATCCCTCGCGCGGGGCGCCTCCGGCGCGATCGGCAGCGGCTCGGACGGCAGGTAGATGCGGGGTTCGTCGCCCCCCGCCACCGAATCGAGGCCGATCGCCGCGCGCGCCTCGTTGAGGCTGTAGATGCCGGCGCGCACATAGCGGTCGAGGATCTGGCTCTGGCCCTGCGGGTCGAGCGCCTCCTCCTCGTCCCATACGAATTCGAGGTCGGCGTGCCCCATATGGCGCTGCATGACGCCGTCGGCCAGGCGCTTGACCCATTGCTTCAACGGCTCCAGGCCCTCCTTCAGCGCCGCCTCCTGCAACGTGTCGGCGGTCGTGCGCTGCACCTGCCGGATGAAGGCGTTCGGCGAGATCGAAAAGGCGAAGCACACGACCCGCGCCAGCCACTCGTCGAAATCGTCCTTGTAGGGCGCCTCCTTGAAGGCCTGGTATTTGGCGCCGGGCGGCCCCCAGATCAGCTTCGTGCGCTCGGCCGCATTGCCGGCAAGCTTGGCATCAAAGCCTTCCTGGAAGCGGCGCACCTGCTCGACCGTCCATCCTTCCGGCGCGCTCAGCAGCCCGACCGGCACGTTGCCCTCGGTGAAATGCTGCAATTGCATGACCTGGCGCCGCAGCGCGATGTTGACCGTCATCACGATCTGCTCGACCGGGCTCATGCCGTAGGCCTTGAACGGGCGGCGGTTGCGCGGCACGTAGAGCAATTCGTCGGCCGAGAGCAGTCGCCACGGCCGCCCGTGGATGACCTGCTGGTAGGCCGGCGCCGGCGGCTGCGGCCGGCGCCCGGTGTCATCGATCAATACCTTGATCGTGGCGCCGTCGACGACGTCGAGGCCGATGATGTCGCCGCCGCGGTTGCGGCGGATCTCGAAGGCCGGCGCGTCGATGACAAGCACATCCTCGAGCGCCTCGCGCAGCCAGGTGGCGAAGGGGTTCTCGCCGTCGGGATGACGCCAGAATTCGGTCAGCGCCGCGATGCGCCGCGGCGCATCGGCGCGCGGACTGCCCGCGGCGCGCGCGCGGATCGACCAAGAGAGCTGCTCGATCTGGTCCTTGCGCGTCTCGATCGCGAGGCGCGTGATGTCGTGATTTTCTGCGAGCGCGCGCAATTCGGCAAAGCCGATCGATTCATAGGAGCGCGGCGTATAGATGTAGTTCCAGCCGACCGGGAAGTCCCAGGTGCGGGTCTTCTCCGGTTCGGGCGGCACCATCGGCTCGCCCGGCGAGAACAGATTGCCGCTGCCCCACACGGCGCGAAAGCGCGCCGCCAGGTCCTGCGCGCCGGCGATGATGCCGGCGAGCGGCGTGCGCCTGCCGGTGGCGGGCATCAAGGCGCCTTCGTCACTGCGGCATCCGACATGGCAGGACGGTCCACAAGACGACGACCTCGCCGTCCGACATCGTGCCGGTCACGGTGACCAGATAGTCGTTGCCGGCGACCAGCCCGGCGATCGTCTGCCGGGTCACGGTGCCGCTGATCGCAGCCGCGCCGACAAGGCGCGCCTGCGGGGTCGCATCGGCGGCGGCGCCGGGCAGCGTGTAATGCAGTCCGAGCGCCCAGACCGTCGACACCAGGCTCGCCCCGACCGGCACATTCTGCGCAAAGTCGATCGCATAGAGCCCGACCGCGCCCGGTTCGGTGACCGGAAAGTCTTTCAACAATCGCGGCATCGATCAGCCCTGTTGCGGCCCCTTGTCGGTGGCGGTGATCGTCAGGCCCGGATTGACCGCGGTCAGCGTCAGCACGTTCTTCATGCCGGGCGGGATCTGCTGCGCGGCGGCGATGATCTCGAGCGTCGGGTTGGTGACCGCCGCCGGCGGCGGCGTCACCAGCGCCAGCACCGCGCGCCCGCAGGCAAGCGCCAGCGCCCGCGCCGCGACCGCGAGCTGCGCCCCGGCCGTCAGCGCCGCCGCCGCGCGCGCCGCCATCGCCCCGCGCGCGGCCAGCGCCGCGACAAAGCCGCCGCCGGCGCGGGCGCCGCTGCGGGCCGCCGCGGTCGCCGCGAGCTCGGCGGCAAAGACCGCGCCGGCGCGGCCCATGGCCGCCCCGGCGCTGCGCGCAAGCAGCGCGACGACGCCGAAATTGATGCTGCCCTGCCCGCGCCCGAAGCCCGCCCCCCGCGCCGCCAGCGCCGCCGTCGCCGCCGCCGCCGCCCGCCCCATGGCCGCCGCCGCTCCCCGCGCGATCAGCATCGCCGCAAAGGCGACGCCGCCGCGCCCGCCCGCGGCCGCCCCGGCCCGCGCCGTCAAAGGCGCCGTAAAGACCAACGCCGGCCGCGCCACCCCCTGCGCCGTCCCGCGCGCGGCGATCGCCGCCCCGTAGGCGCCGCCGCCCCGGCCCGCCGCCGCCGCCCCGGCGCGCGCCGACAAGGAAAGCGGCGTCGGCCCGCCGGCGACCGGCGCAGCCGAGACTGGCAGTTCGCTGACGGCGCCGCCCGAGACCAGCATCGATCAGCCTTCGCCGCGCTCAACTTGTCCCCTGCGCCCATGCCGCCAGTGTCACCAATGCCGGCGCCGTCTGCCATGGCGAGACGCCGAAAAACACGGTGTTGTAATTGGCCAGCCCGCCTGGCGCCGAGGCCACCGTCGCCGAATAGAGGGTCAGGAAATTGACCCCATCCATCGAATAGAGGCACGACAGGTTGGTGCCGTCATTCTTGATCTTCATCCACATGTGGTAGGGCGCGGGGCCGGTGAGATTGGCCAGCGAAGTCGTGTAGCTGGTCGCGGTGGCCCATGCCATGACCCACATCCCGGCGCCCGGGATCAGGTTCAGCGTCACCGCTCTCGTGCCGTCATACCAGCCGAGCGCGACGTTGTTGTAATTGGCGCCGGTGCCGGCATAGAGCGCGAGCGCGGTCAAGCTGTAGGGCGTGGCCGGCGCCGCTTTCGACAGCGCGTTGAGGACGCCGCCGGCGGTGGTTTGCGAGGTAATCGCGACGCCGGCGGCGGTGTCGGCGGCGGTTGCGGTCGATTGGTTGATCCAGGTGGTCAGCCCGGTGCCGGCCTGCGTCGGCGGCGGCGCCGTGATCAGCCCCTGATAGAGGCCGCCATGCTGGATGCGGCGCGCCGAGGCGGTGCAAAAGACCGTGCTGGTGCCGGTGAGATTGATCGCGGCGCCGCCGTTGCTGCTGGCGTAGATCACCGTGCGCGACAGCGTGTTGTTCGCGCCGGTCGTCACGGTGCCGTTGCCGACTTCCCAATCCGTGCCGTTGCCGGACAGGATGCAGTAGTCGCAGGTGTTGCCGTTGCCGATCGCCGCGGCGAAGGACTGGAACTGCGGTGCGGCGCCGGCCAAGGTGATCGTGCCGGTGCCGGTCGTCGTCGTCGTTTCCTTGACGCGATCGGCGATGATCTGGGCCATCGGAAGACCGGAGAACCGGGATCGGCGCGAGCGTCAGTGCGGTTTCTGCGGCCACGCCGCAAAGCAGCGATCGAGCGCCGCAACGGCGGCGTTCGCCTGCCGCACCGTCCCGCCGGCCGCGATATATTGGTCCCATACGGCCGCCCGATAGTCCTGATAGGACACGCCGGGTATGGCGCCATAGAACCACAGCATCGCGGCAATCGCCGCTTTCGGGCTTGGCGGCACCCAGGGCGCGCATTTGCCGAACAGAATGGCCAGGCCTTTAAGCATGACGCCTGCTCACAATGTCTGCCTGCTCATACCGCCGACAGGATCAGCGTGCCGGCGGCAAAGGAAGGCTGCACGCCCGAAGGCACCGATTGCTGCACGATCTTGCGTACCATGCCGTTGCCGGTCGCGGTCGTGTTGACCGCGGTGCCGGCCGTCGTCAGCGTGAAGGTGTCGGTGGTCGGGCTGACGACGAGCGAAACGTTGTTCGCGCCGAGCGCGCCCGAGCCGCTGGCCAGCGTCGGCGCGGTGCCGCCGAACACGGTCGAGAAGACGATCGGGTCGTTGGCGGCAAAGCCGTGCGCGTGCGCGGTGAAGACGGCGGGCGAGGCCGAGGAGATCGTGCACGGCTGCCATTGAAAGTTGCCGAGCCAGTCCCAGGCGAGCAGGTTGCCGGCGGTTGCCGCATCATAAAGGCCGAAGGCGACGACGGTGCCCCAGGAAGCGGTCGCGGTCGCGAACGTGATCGCGGCGGCGCCGGAGCCGTTATTGGCGATCGTCGTCGGATCGGTGCCGGTCGAGGCGGCGCCCCAGGTGCCGGTGGTGCCAGTGGCGGTGGCGACGCGGGCGTAGCCGCCGCCCGAGACCTCGACCGCGCCGGCGCCGGTGTCGTCGGTCGGCGCCGTCGTGAATAGCGCGACATAGGCGGTCGGCGCCGCGAAGATCGCGGAATAGCCGGTGATGTGCTGCAGGATGCCCTCGGCGGTGCGCCGTGCGAACATATGTACCCTCCCGCGGCCGCAACGCGGCCGCGCCGCAACCCGGGATCGAAACGGGGTCGGACCGGCGCCGGGGCTACTGCGTCGCCCCGATCGGCCCGATCGCCCATTTCGGACCGTTGGTGAAGGACAGCGGCGGATTGTATTTGCCCAGATACTGCCGGCGCCGGATTTCGTTGTAGATGTTGACGGCGTTGGCGAGCGCCGGGCTGCCGTTCAGATTGTACAGGACCGAGGCCATGCCGAGCCCGCTCGTCACCATGCAGATGTAGGAATCCGCGGTGTTGTATTCGGCGCCGCCGTCGAGGCAGATCATGTCGTTGAGGCCGGCCTGGCTGATCAGCGTCGCAATGCCCGGCCACGGCCGCGGCATCGAGCCGACCGTCACGACCGTGCCGAAGCGGATCGTGTCGCCGGCCGCGACCGAGCCGCCATTCTGGATGCCGATCGGGCGGCTCAAGGTCACGGTCGTCGTGCCGCCGCTGGAGGTGATCGCGGTCACGAAATACGGCAGGTAGGGGTTGCCGCCGCCGATCGGGATCGCATTGGGATTGGTGACGTCCTGCACCCCCATGCCGACAACGACGCCGGACGGGAAGCTGGACGACGAGAAGGTCAGCGTCGTCGAACCGTTGGCGGAAGCGGCGCTGGTCGTGGCCGTATAGACGCCGCGCGTCGCCGCCGCCTGCGCGTTGCCGCTCGTGCCCGGCGCGGGGCCGGTCGTGAGCTGGTTGCCGGATTGCGCCGTGACGATCGTGTATTCCGGGAAGTCGTTGAAATTCCAGGTCTGTACGAACCAGCCCGGAGAAACTCCGATGTTGTAGAGATGGGCGATCCCGTTGACCAGCGTGATCGTCGTGCCGCCCTGCGTGATGCTGCACAGATCGGTATAACCTGTCGATGGGGTGCTGTACCCGTCCAAGCTCAGCGCCTGATTCCACGACGATACGTAGTTGCCCTGTGGATCGGCTCCCACAATTTGATAGAGGTTCATGCCGAAGATGCAGCCTTGCGGCGAGCCGCCCCAGGCCTCATTGCCGAAGCCTACGACAATCCGGCTCAGATAGTTGGTGACGAAATTGACGAGCTGCGGATACTCGCCCTTCCACGCCTCCATCGCCCAGCACAGGAACATTATATAGTGCATGAAGGGGAACCAGGTCGTATAACCTCCGTTCCCTTCCCAGGAATAGAGCGATCCATATACGCCGAGTGCGCCGATCGAACTCGGGATGTACTGCACGAGCTGGTTCGGGATCGACGCGATGCCATAGGTCTGGTCGCGCAGATATTGCGCCTCCGGCCGGTTTGCCGGCATGAAATGCATCATCACGCCGTGGATGCGCATCAGCCAGCCGATGCCGCGGACCTGGGCGCCATCGCCGATATTCCAGAGAGGCTGGGCGTACCAACTGCTGTTGGCCGTCCCCCCCTGGCCGCTATTCATGACCGACCAGGATTTGTAACTGGTAACACCGCCGGCATCAACTTCGCCGAAGTAACTCGACATCATGCGCAGATTGCATTGTATCGCCAGCAGTTCGTAATACAGGAAATCGCCGCTGTGCAGATAGGGCAGCATCGCCGGGCACGGGTTGTGGGCGCCGCCATTGTCGATCCAGGCGGGGTTGTCGATCGTCGCGTTCGACCACATGGTCCAGCCGGAATAACCGTTGTAGCCCCAGCGCGCCTGCGGTCCGACCGGAATGCCGTAATTCGGGTAGTAGGTCACGTTGACCACCGGCAATGTGGCGGTGTACTCGTTGATCGCGATCATCGAATATTCGAAGTACGACAGGGCGACGCCGACGTTCAGCCGGTGCAGGTTGAGGTCGAACGGCCGGTATAGCGCGCAGGCGCTGTGCCAGGTCAAATAACCGATGCGGTCGTCCTGTTCGCTCTCGCCGGTGCCGCCGATATTCGACGGAAAATAGAGGGCGCCCTGGCTGAACGGCAAAAGCGCCGGCGGGCTGACGGTCGAATCGACGGTCAGGTTCGCCAGATAGGGCGGCAGGAAGCGCGATCTTGTCGTCAGATAGGTGAAGTCGTGCGCGACCAGCAGGGTCGGCTTTGTCGCTCCGCTTGTCCCGGCATACCAGACCCGCCCGCCGTCCTGATCGAGCGCCAGCGTCGGCACCCACGGGTAGGCGGCCGACAATGGCGTGATCGACAATGTTCCCGAGCCCTGGCTCGTGATCGCGATGATGTTCGTCGCCTGTTCGGCGTCGAGCCGGGTCGGGCAGAAGCTGATGGCGGGCGGGTTTGTCGATGTGATCCAGTACGGCGTGCCGGCGGAAAGGCCGCCCGGCATCGTTCCGGACGAGGACAGGACGACCGGGACACCCATCGCGGGATGGTTCTCGTACTGGAAATAGCCGACCCCGAGCAGCGCCTGCGCCTGCGCCGCCGTCAGCGCCACCGTGTTGTTCGCCGTGTTGATCGCGGTCTGCGCGACCGTCGTAGCGCGGAAATCGCCGGGGCCGCCCCAATTCGCCAGCACCGTGGTGCCGTTCTGCAGGCGCGCCGTAAACGCGTATTTGCTGATCTTCGTCGCCGACGCGCCGACGCTGCCGCCGAGATTGGGGCCGAACGCGTTGAAGATGCCCCAGTAGCCGCCGATCTCGAACGGCCCGTTGGCGCCCCAGGCGCGCACGAAAATGACGCCGCGCAGCCAATAATGGAAGGCGCCGTCGGAAACGCGCTTGAACACCGACCAGAAGCGCCATTCGGTGCAAACGGGGCCGCTGCGGATGACTTCCCATCCCTGCAACGGCGGATTGAGGAAGCCGATGTTGATGTTGCTCGCGCTCGCATAGGCCTGCTGGCTCATCGTCACGCTCGTGCCGGAGACCGCGGTCACATAGGTGTTCGGCGCAAGGCCCTGCGACGCCAGAATGACCTGGCCGACCTGGATGCCGTTCGCCGAGGCCACGGTCAGCGTCGTGCTGCCGTTCGTGATCGTGCCGGTGGTCGTGACCTGCGGCGCCGTCCACGGCCACGCAGTGCCGTGCGCGACGATGTCGTTGACGCTGACCTCGAAGGTGTCGGTGCCGAGATCGTAGCCGGTGAACAGGAACTTGATGTCGGTGTTGGCGGTCAGTTGCGCCAATGTCACGTTGGCGGTGCGCGACGGTGAGCCGGAGACCGACCAGATCTGATAGGTGAAGAGCTGCCCGACCGTGCCCGCCGTGCCCGCGGCCGGCGCCGTCAGGCCGGTGGCGACCGTGTAGGTGACCGAGGATCCCGACACGGTGATCGTCTGCACGCCGTCGAAGGGGTCGGGCAGCCCGGAGATGACGGCGGTGCCGGACACCAGATGGTTGGTGGACGGATTGGCGACTGTCAGCGTGACGAGACCGGTCGAGGAATTGTAGGACGAGAAGGTAAAGGTGTCGGCGCCGAACGTGTCCGGGATCGCGGCCGAGATCGCGACCGTTTTCCAGCTGCCGTCCTGCAGCCAGGTCGATTCCTGGTCCTGCTGCGTCGAGACGACGGTGGTGCCGTCGCTCTTGCGCAGTTGCACCATGCTCGTCGACGGAATCGCCCCCGGCGGGAACGGCGTCGCAAAGGTGTAAAGCGGCGCCGCCACCGGCGTCGCGCCGGTGTTGGCGATGCGCACGGTGGTGATCTGCGTGCCGCTGCCGGCCGCCGGCATCGTGACTGTCGCCGTGGACGATGGCGGCGAGGTGCCGGCGGCGTTGACCGCCTCGAGGTAATAGGCCCAGCTCGACCCCGCCGTCAGGACGCTGCTGGAGTCGGTGTAGGAAGTCCCGGCGACCGTTGCGAGCAATGTCGCCGCGGTGGATCCGGCCTGCTCGCGATATACATTGTAACCGGTGACCTGTTGGCTGGCCGGGTTGGCGGTCCACGACAGCGACACGGTGTCGTTGCTGTTCGCGGTCGCGGCCAGCCCGCTCGGGGCGGTCGGCATCGACAGGGGCTGCGGGATCGTCACGCCGACCGAGGCGGAGGGCGGCGAGATGCCGGCGGCGTTGACCGCGACGACGAAGTAATACCACTGCGTGTTCGGCAGCAACTCGCCGGAAGCGTCGGTATAGGAGGTCGTCGCGACCGCCGCGACCGATTTCGGCATGAACCAGATGGCCGGCGTGCGATAGATCCGGTATTCGATGACCGCATCGGAAGCGGCGTTGGCGGTCCACGACAGCGATACGGTGTCGTTGCTGTTCGCGGTGGCGGCCAGCCCGCTCGGGGCGGCCGGCGGCAGCAGGATCTGGCCCTTCGGGATCGTCACGCTGACCGGCGCCGAGGGCGGCGAGGCGCCGGTCGCGTTGACCGCCTCGACGTAATAAGTCCATTGCGACCCCGGCGTCAGGGCGCCGTCGGCGTCGGTGTAGGACGTGCCGGAGACGGTGGCGAGCGGCGTCGCCGAGGAGGAACCGTAGGGCTCGCGATACACGGTATAGGCGCTGACCTGTTGACCGGCCGGGTTGGCGGTCCACGACAGCGACACGGTGTCGTTGGCGTTCGCCGTCGCGGTCAGCCCGGTCGGGGCGCTGGGCAGCGGCAGCGGGATCGTCACGCTGACCGTTGCGGAGGGCGGCGAGGTCCCGGCCGCGTTGACCGCCTTGAGGTAATAGGTCCAGCGCGACCCCGGCGTCAACGCGCTGGCGGCGTCGGTATAGGACGTGCCGGAGACGGTGGCGATCAAGATCGCCGCGGCGGAACCGTAAGCCTCGCGATAGACGTTGTAGGCGGTGACTTTCTGATTGGCCGGGTTGGCGCTCCACGACAGCGACACGGTGTCGTTGGCGTTCGCGGTCGCGGTCAGCCCGGTCGGGGCGGTCGGAAGAGACATGTTCTGTGAGCTCCGATGCGGCAGACGCATCCCGGAGGGCGCGTCTTCCTTCGGCCGCGGGAGCCCGCCGGACGAACGATTCCCCGGCGGGCCGCGCCCGCTTTGCCGATCGACGCGTCACCCGCAGCCGGGAATGGTCTCACCTTCGAATATCGAAAAATCCTAAGAAGAAAGGGGAAGCGGTCGCGGCCGGATCGCGCCGGTCGTCGCTATCCGTGTCGCGCTGGTGCGGGCGCAAGGTTCGCGCTTCGCCGCGCCGCCGCCGCGGCCCGCGACGCGGCGGCGGCAGATGCCGTGGCAGTCCCGGAAAGGTCCGGATCAGGCGCTGACGATGGCGTCGCCGATGCCGGCATAGCCCGTGCCGCTGCTGCTGTCCCCGCTTCCGAGTGCAATCTGCAGGTTCGACTGGGCAGTCGTAACGATCTGGTACTCGACAAGCTGATAATCGGCGGCGGAGATCACCGTCCATCCCGTTCCCCCGGCCGGAATCTGGGGATAGAGCCGGTAGGTGCCGAAAATGAAGTCGTGCGCATTGCTGGTCGACAATGTGACGGGACCGTTTGTCGTCGCCGCCGGCAAGGACGAATTGCCGTCAAAGATCGTCGTGGTATTGGCTCCGCTGATCCCGAAAACGTCCACCGTACAATACGTTGTAGTGGCGCTCAGCGTGACGGTAATGGTTCCGGAAGATAGCGCCGACGGGGCAACCGCGTACCACACCTCTTCGTAATTCGGCGGCGAGTCGGTGGTTGCCTGCCGTTTGCGCAAAGTGAATGTCAGACCGGGTCCCGTGATCGACGCGACGGTGGTGCCGTTAACCTGCACGCAGGCAATGATGACGTCATTGGCGTTCTTTGTCGTCAGCGAGAGCGACCCGCTGGTCCCGGAGAAGTTGGCATGCGCCGCTCCGTCGACGGCAAGGCTGACCGCGCTCGGCGCCGGGATGGTGACGCTTACCGCCGTCGAGGCCGGCGAGGTTCCGGACGAATTGACCGCGACGACGAAGTAATACCACTGCGTGTTCGGCAGCAATTCGCCGGAAGCGTCGGTGTAGGAGGTCGTCGCGACCGCCGCGACCAGTTCGGGCGCGAACCAGGCGGCTGGCGTGCGATAGAGCCGGTATTCGATGACCGCATCGGCGGACGGGTTGGCGGTCCACGACAGCGACACGGTGCCGTTGCTGCCCGCCGTGGCGGCAAGCCCGCTCGGGGTGGTCGGCAAAGCCATGATCAAGACTCCTGTCAAGGTGATGGGTCGGGAAAAGGGTTATGGGATGACGAGCGGGCCGGCCGCGGCCAGCAGATCGGCGGCGGCCAGCGACGGCGCGAGCCGGATGAGGATCGGCAGCACGATCGGCGCGCACGGCCCCTCGGCCGCGCGGACCGCGACGCGCTCGATCTCAAGCGCACTCGCCGCGCCCGGCGATTGCCCCGCCTGAATGGCCTGCACGGCCGGCAACAGCGCGCCCCAGCAGGCCGCGCCCTGCGCGTCGCCGCCGGCCTTGGCGATCGCCTGCGCGCCGGCGATGTCGGCGGCGGCCACGCCGGCGACCGGCCGGCCCGGCAATGCGCAGCCGGACAGCGCGCACAGACAGATCGCCGCAATGACGTGTTTCATCGCAGTGTCCGGGGTCAAAAAGCCCCGATGCGCAAGGTTCCGAAGCGAGCGCAGGGCGCCTCGGGCGCCCTTGCGGTGCGCATCGGGGGCGGGTTGAGAGGTTTCAGGGGGTGGAGGGCCTGACCCAGGCCTGGACGATCCCGGCCAGCGCCCCGAGCGCCAGCACGATCAGCCCGGCCTCGCTGGCCGCGACATCGGCCGGCACGCCCTGGAAATAGGCCAGCACGGTCGTCAGCATGCCGGTGGCGCCGCCGCCGGCGACGGTGCCGATCACATGCGATCCGTTCATCGCGGCTCCTGCCAGAAGGGCGGCCCGAACAGGGCGCGCACGCGCGCCCGCACCGGATCGAGCGGGTCGGCGGCGGGTGCGATCGGCGCCCCGGGGCAGGGCAGGTTGGTGCCGCCCGGCCCCTGGCGGAAGCACCAGCACGCGCTGACGGGCCGGCCCTGGCGCAGCGCGCAGTCAAGGCGTAGCGCCTGGGCGCGGGCGGCGATCGCGGCGTAATCCTCGATGATCATGGTGCATCGCCTCCGGCAGGGTGCCGCCAGGTCAGCCGCCAGCGCCCGGCCCCCCGGCGCGCCTCGAGCGTGAATGGCGTCGGCGCGAGGGCCCGGCGCAGATGGCACAGATAGACGTCGACGAGCTTGGGGGCGGCGTCCTCGCCCTTCTTGGGCCGGATGCGGGCGAGCAGATAGTCGCGGCCGACAAAGTGCCCGAAGGCCGCCCGCAACGCCGTCAGCGTCCGCCAGGCGCCGGGCTGCACCCGCGTGCCGGCGATCCTCTCCCCCTCGTCGTCGAAACAGGGATGGCGCAGCGGCGGCGGCTCCCTGTCCAGCGGGCCGCCGCAATGCGGACAGAAGGCGTCGTCCTCGGCCGCGCAGCCGCCGCGAGCGCGCGCGGCGACCGGCGGCGCCGGCGCGATGCCGCCGGCATAGGCGATATGCCCGCGCAGGCTCAGCATCGCGTTCACCGCGCCGTCGAGCGCCGCCAGGCGCCGCGCGGCAGCATGCGGCGATGGCGGCGGCTGCCGGCCGGCGGCAGCATGTGCCGCGCCCGCGCCCGCATGTCGGTCACCTGCGTCCAGCCGCTGCCGTCGCCGACATTGAACACGCCGATATAGCCGCCCGGCGACAGCGCCGGCAGCGGCGCCCTCAGCTGCTTCAGAAAATCGAACGGCGCCGGCGGCGTCACCCCCGCCGTCGCCGGCTCGAACCAGCTCGGCAATACGAAATCGCTGACCGCAATGCCGTCGATCAGATAGATATCGTTCTCGACCGGGTCGCACACCTCATAGGCGTAGAGCCTGCCGCTGGTGGCGCCGTCCTGCACGAACACGCTGAGATTGATCTCGGGATCGGCCAGCATTTCGAGCAATTCGTGGCTGGCGGTCACGCTCCACTGGCCGCCGTCCTGCAGGGTCGTGCGCGCGAACACCTTGCCCAGCGGCAACCCGTCCGCGGTCGTCTCGTGATAGCCGAGCGCATCGGCCTGATCGCTGTCGTCGAGGATGACGAGCTGCCAGGCGCCGGCGCGGACCGGCCGGCCTTTGGCGACCAGATCGAGCTCGGCGTCGAGGTTCCAGGCCGGCCAGAAATGCTCCTCGACCTGCTTTTGTAGCGCGGCGACGACGGCCGGCAGCTCGGAATCGGAAACGACGGTCGATTGATTGACGACCGCAACAGTGATCATGCTTGCCTCCTTTGACAGGCCCGGGCCGCCGCCCGGATCAGAACGGCTGCCCCGGATCGTGTTCCTGCCCGAGCGCCTGTTGCAGGCGGGCGATGATGTCGGGCTTGTGGATGCCGAGCGCCGGGCAGTCCTTGTGCGTCGTCAGCGGGTCCTCGCGGTGGAAGCGCAGCGTCGCCGGCGCCAGCCCCAGCGCTTCGTGCAACACCGCCAGCGCCGCGATCGCGGTCGCCGCGACCTGCGCGCCGGGGCCGCTGTCAAAGGGCTCGCGGCTGTAGTCGCCGACCATCTCGACGCCCCAGGACAGCAGGTTCCAGCTCGGGCTGTGCACGCCCGGCACGGTCAGCGGCGTGAACACCCAGATATGGACCGGGTCGATGAACAGATGCGGCCCCGCCGACCAGTGCATCTGGTCGCGGTAGTAGTGTTCGAGGTTCCGCAGGCGCTCCCCCGGCGGCGGCCCGGACAGCCATTGCTGCAGGGTCGGCAAGCCGGTGTGGTGCAACACGACGAAATACGGCCGCCAGGCCGGAAAGGCGAGGCCGCGCACGTAGTTCGCGAAATCGTCGGGCGCAAAGCCGCGCCCGACAATGCCCTTCCAATCCCCCATCGGCCCGCTCAAAAGCTCGACAGCGCCGCCCGCTTCCAGGTGTTGGGGCCGGTGCAGAAGTAGAGGTAGTTGCTGTCGGCGCCGAGCTCGCCGGTGTTGCACGGCGCCGAGCTTGTCGCCGGCGTGCCGGGCGAGATCAGCCCGCCGAGCGCGTTGAGGCTCTGCGGCGTCAGCGCGACCAGGCGGAAATTGGAGCCGTCGAACTGCACCTGCGCGAATTCGTAATTCTGCCCGGCCGCCAGGGTCAGCGCCGTCGTCGACACGCCCCCGCGCGCCGGCTCGAGGATCGCGCCGCCGCTTGTGCCATTGACCTGCACGGTCAGCGGCTTGTTGTTGTCGGTGGCCAGCCCCAAGGTCCAGCCCGGCTGGATCGCGGTTGTCGACGGCAGCGTCACGGTCAGCCCGGCGCTTGTGTTGTACGAGGATAGCGCGTTGCCGTTGTCGGCCTGGCTGGCGGCATAGGTCGCCGCGGTCGGGAAGTTCCAGCGGTTGATGCCGGGGGCGCTGCCGTTGACCCCGATCGCGCTTGCCGTCGCCGGCGTCACTTCGGTGATGCGGAAGTTCGAGCCGTCATAGCGCAGCGCCGCGAATTCGTAATCGCCCGGCGCCAGCGAGAAGCTGGTCACCGTCGCCCCCGAGCCGGGATAGAGGATGTGGGCGCCGCCGCTCGCATTGACCTGCACCGAGATCGTCTTGTTGCTGTCCGAGGCGATCCCGATCGTCCAGCCCATCGGCAGCGCCGCCCCGCTCGGCGGCAATGTCACCACCATGTAGCTCTGCGGCGAGTTGAACGGTGAGATGACGTTGCCGTTGTCGGCGATACTGGCCTGATAGGCGGCGGTGGCCGGGAACGTCCAGTGGCTGATCGAGGCCGAGCCGATCTCGCCCAGCGCCTGCGCGGTCGCCGGCGTCGCGTCGATGACACGGAAATTGCCGGTGCCGCCGTTGCCCGAAGCGTCGTACTGCAGAACCAGGAATTCATAGGCGCCCTGCGAGGTATTCGCGAGGCTGATCGCGGTCACCGCGGCGCCCGAACCGGGATAGATGATGTGCCCGCCCGATGTGCCGTTGACCTGCACGGTCACCGGCTTGCCGTTGTCGGTGGCAAAGCCCATCGCCCAGCCGGTCGGGATCGCGGTGGTCGGCGGCAGCGTCACGGTCAGCCCGCCGGTCGTGTTGGCGCCCGGCAGGCCGGCGCCGGCGACAAGCCCAGTGGTCGGCTCGGTCCAGCCGCCGCCGAAGCCGAGCGGCGCGGCGTTCTGCTTGGTCTCGGCGCCGCTCGCGGTGGCGACGTAGACGTTCCAGCCGGTGGCGCCGCCATTCGCCGGCGGCGGCTGGACAACTAGCAGATTGTTGGCGGCGACCGCCAGCGAGGCTTCGGCCGAAGCGGTCGTTTCGCCGTTCTGGTTGAGGTAGGTCACGCGCACGTAATAGGTCGCCGCCGCCAGGCTGCCGCCGGCCGTGGAAGAAAGGCTTGGCGCCGGCGGCGGCGCCAGGCCGGTGTTGTACGAGGACAGGATGTTGCCGTTGTCGCCAAGCGTGGCCTGATAGCCCGCGCTCGACGGATAGAGCCAGTTCGACGGCCAGGGCGGCGCCTCGTAGCCCATGTTGAGCCGCGTGTTGCGGGTCGAAGCGGTCATGCGCCAGTTGTTGCCGTCGCTTTCGAGCGCGACGAACTCGTAATTGCCGCCGCCAAGCGTGATCGTGGACAGGTTCTTGTTGCCGCTGACGATCTTGGCGTTGTCGGGGGCGCTGATCGTCATACCCTTGCCGTTGTCGGTCGCGAATTCCATGCGCCAGCCGGGGTTGACCGTGGCGATCGCCGGCAGGGTCACGGCAAGCAAGGCGCCCGGCGCGTTGTAGGACGAAACCGCCATGCCGTCGTCGATCGGCGCCGCGGTGTAGCTGGCGGTGGTCGGGAACAGCCATTTCTGCCGGCTGCCGGTGCCGATCACCGAGATGCCGGTCGATTGCGGCCCGAAATTGACCGTGGCGCCGGCATATTGCGGGTTGATCAAGACGTTGTTGTCGCTGCCGGTGGCGTTGACCGCGGTCGTGCAGTTCATGTACGGGCTGACAAAGGTGTTGTCGCCGTGATGCTGGTCGGTGATCGCGATGCAGGTCGGCGCGACCTCGAGATCGAGGGCATAGAACACGTTCGAGAAATTGTAGCCGTTCTCGAGCAAGAGCGCGTCGCCGCCGGTCGCCGCCGCCGAGCCGGCGCCCGAGATGCGCGAGAACTGCGTCTGTTCAAGGGCGATGCCGCCCGCGCCGCCGGCGCTGTCGCACACCGCGTAGATGTCGCTGTCATAGACCGCGTTGAACTGGCAGCCGCCGGCGCCCGGCGCGGTCGAGGCGTTGTTGACGCTCAAATGGTCGATCTTGAACGAATTGTGCTGGTCCGAGAAATCGATCTTGCCGAGCGTGAACGGGTAGCTGGGCCGCGAGACCTGCGCGCCGCTGTTGGCCGAGTTGCGCAGGCCCGGCACAATCGTGATCGTGCCGGTGCCGATCGCGGTCACCGCAACGGCCTGCGTCGTGCCGTCGGACAAGAGCACGTCGATCGTGCCGCCGACAAAGAACGGCGCGGTCGCCGTCACCGACAGCGTCGTGGCGCCCGAAGCGGCGGCGGCCGCCAATGTCGTCAGGGTGACGCCGCCCTCATTGGCCTTGATGAACAGGGTGCCGCGCTGGCGGAAATAGAAGCAGGTGGCCGGGTTCGACACCGAGCCGCCCGAACAGATGACCTGCAGTACTGGGCCGCCGGCGATCGTGCTGCCGTCGAGCGTCGCCCCCTCGCTGATCAGCGTGAAGCCGGCCCGCGCCTGGCCGGCATAGTCGAGCGTCAGTTGGCTCGTCACCTTGTAGGTGCCGGCCGGGATGTGCAGTGGCCAGCCATTGGCGACGGCGGTGTTGATCGCGGCTTGCAACGCCGCGGTGTCGTCGGTGGTGTCGTCGCCCTTGGCGCCGGCGCATTTGACGTCGTACCAGGGCCGCCCCGAACAGGCGAGCAGATCGCCTTGCGCCGTCGTTGTCCCGCCCAGCGTGTTCGGCCCCTGCGTCGTTAGGCTGGTGAAGTTGCCGGCCGATTGCGCCGCCGCCGGCGGCGCCAGGCGCAGCGCGGCAACCGGCAGCAGCGCCGCCAGCGCCGCGGCGGAGAATGCGCGCATTTCAGATCGCCTCCGCATTGCCGGTTGCCGATCCCGATGGCCGAGGGTCATTGGCGGGCTTCTCCGCCCCCTGCCGGACCGCAATAGAAATCGAACAATCCCTGGTTGGCCATTGGCGCGACGAGCAACGCGCTGAGCGCCCACACCAACGCGTCGACGCGATCGGGCGAATAGCCGGCGCGGGCGCGGTCGAAGTCGCTCGTGAACGCGCACATCTGGTCCTCGAGCTGCGAGAAGGCGCCGACGTGATGGATGCGGCCCTGCTCGTAGAGCGCCGCCACCGGCTCGGCGCGGGCGCTCTTGCCGCGGCTTGCGCGCACCGCGCTGAACGGCGCCTCTGGATCGATCATGCGCAATGTCGCCGCGACCATGTCGCCGCCGTTGTTGACCTCGGCGACGATGCGGTCGGCGCGCCAGTCGCGATAGGCGGCGATCGCGCGGCGCGCCCATTCGGGCGGCGCATAGCGGCCGCTGAGATCGGCCAGCACCCAGCCGTGCCCGGCGTAATCCGAGCCGGCGACGACGAGGCCGGTCTCGTCGGCCTCTTCGCCGCTGGTCGCGGCCGGATCGATCGCGACGACGATGCGGGCGAGCTCGGGACGGGCGTCGTGCCCGACCCGCGCATGTTCGATCCGCTCGCGCGTCCACAACGCCCCGGGCACATCGTCGAGGATCTCGGCCTCGAGCTCCTGGCGGCCGAGCCTTGTACCTTCGTAACGGCGGATGATCTGGCGCAGGAAGGCCGGGGCGAGATTGGCGCGATTGTCGTAGGTCGTGCCGCGCGTCACCGCGACATCGGGGGCGGCGAGCAGCTCGCGGATCAGCTTGATCGGCTTCGGCGTCGTCGTCACGACCACCCGCGGATCCTGGCCGAGGCGCAGGCCGAACATCAGCATGTCCCAGGCGGCCGGATAGCGCCAGGCGGCGAGCTCGTCGCACCACGCGAAATCGTGCTGCGGGCCGCGCAGGCGCTCGGGCTGGTCGGCCGAGTAGGTCGTCGCGACGGCGCCGTTCGGCCAGGTCAGCCGCCCTTTCGACGGCTCCCAGCGCGGCCGTTGCGCCGGCCCGGCGGCGGCGAGCAGGCCCGATTCCCCTTCGACCATGACGTTGCGCACATCGGCCGCCGTCGGGCCGACCAGCGCGATGCGCCGGGCCGCGCCGGTCTTGACCTTGGCGCCGGTCAATTCGGCGCCGGTGCGCGTCTTGCCGAAGCCGCGGCCGGCCAGCAGCAGCCAGATGCGCCAGTCGCCCGGCGGCGGCAATTGCTCGGGCCGCGCCCAGAATTCTCACCGGTTCAGCAGGTCCAGCGCCTGCCGCTGGCTGAGCCCGGCGATCAGGCTATTCCTCAACGCTTCCGGCTGCGAGGCGAGCCAGGCGGCGTGCAAGCACTTCACGGGCATCCTCCACACCGGCCTGCGGCGCCTCCTCCGCTCGCGGCGCGGCGCGCACGAACATGCCGAGGTGACGCGCCAGCGCATCGAGCGCCGCCTTCTTGTCGTAAAGCCTGATCCGGCAGTCCGCACCGGCCCGGCCGGAGACGATTTCCGCGATCGCCGCGGCGTCCGCATCGGACAATGCCTCGGGGGTCTTCGGCACGAGGCCGTTCGGCCCCCAATCGGCGATCCGGCGCAGATCGGCGAAGGCGATGCGGGCGTATTCCTGCAGCACCCGCTCGGGCGTGATGCCGAGCCGCGCCGCCCGGGCGATGATTTCATCGCGATCGGCCGCCGCCGCGGCCGCCGGTCCGACGCCTGCGGCGCCCTTGCGCCGCCGCGCCCGCGGCGGCGCTGCCGGCGGCCGGCGACCGGAACGGGATGCCACTCTGCGCGCTCTTCGAGATTTCGGGATCGGATCCGCCGCGGCGGCGGTCGCCGGAACGCCGCGGCCGACCGAAACCGTCTCGCCCCGCTGTCTTTTTACTTTATGCCAGTATGACTGTTTTATACCATTGCGATCCGGATTTGTCAAGTGTAAAATGCGTTATTCGCAATTTTTCGCAATTCCGAAATGAACCTCGAGGGCGCCGAGCGCGGCGATCAGGATGCCGGAAGCCGCTTCCTGGCTGACGCGCCGTCCGTTCCAGCCCTGCCCGCACGCCCATTCCTTTAACGATTGTTCCCATCCGACGACATGCCACAGGCACGAGCCGGCCGGCGAAGCGATGCCGCCGACCGCCTGGATGGCGCGCCACACCGCGCGGCGCGCGGCCTCGGCGCGCACCCCGACGGCGTCCGCATCGGGCCGCAGGGTCTTGACCCCGCTCCTGAACCGCGACCAGTCGAGGGCGCGCAGCGGATCGAGCTGGGCGGCGGCAAAGCAGGCCCGGAAATCCTCGGCGGCCTGGCGCATCGTCGCGGTGATCGAGCCGCGCCGCTGCATCAGCAGCAGCGTGTCGACGGTCCGGTACGGCCGCGCCGGCCGGCCGTTCTCATCGGCGATCGGCTGTTCGAGCCGCTCCACTTTTTGATGGCGCCGGCGTTCCGGCGTCGGCGCGCCGGCCGGCTCCGGAAAGACCGCGCCGCCGCGGCGCAGGGGGCGGGAAGGTGCCATGCGCTTCTCCCGAACAAAATAAGAACAAAAACGTCACGAAAATCCGCGAACGGCCCGCTCCAGCCGCTCGATAAAGCGCTGCGGCGGTTCGTCCTCCTCCTCCCACCCGCAGCGCCCGCCGACCATGTCCGCCAGCGCCTTGGCCTCGCGCAGCCGCACCTTTTCGGCGCGGCTGCCGCGGGGCAGATAGCACAGCGCGTGATGCCGCGGACAATAGGATGATCCCGGCCGCCGCGGCGCGCCGCAATAGTCCGGCACGCCCTCTCCCGCATCGCTGAAGAGATAGGCGCACCCGTCCTCCTCGCGGCCGTTGCCCGCGAGCGGCCTGTCTGTCCGGCCCATTGGCGTCCCCCTTGTCGATATCGCATGAGGATGCTATATTGCGTTTGCCAAGTCAACATTTAATTGCTAAAATAGTAACAATGGACACTCAATGGTTTCATGACGCCTTGGAACGGGTCGGCGCCACCCAGGCCGACCTCGCCCGATATTTGCGGCTGGCCCCCTCGGCTGTTTCACGCCTGTTGAAGGCGGAGCGCCAGATGAAGCTGCTCGAAGTGGCGCAGATCGCCGCCTTTCTTAACGTCTCGCAGGAGGAAGTGCTGCGCCATGCCGGCGAGGCCGGTCCGCCGCCCGCCGGCGAGCGACCGCGGGCGGGGCGCGGCCGGCCGCCGGCGGCGCGGCCCCCGCTGCCGCCGGCCGGCGGGGCGCATAATGCCGATGTGATCCCGATCCGCAGCGCCGGGCGGGGCGGCGCCGATCAGCAGATGTTTCTCGCCGACGGCCCGATCGGCTATACCCCGCGCCCCGCCAATCTCGCCGGCGTGCGCGCCGCCTATGCGATCTACATGGTCGGCGACAGCATGGAGCCGCGCTACGAAGCGGGCTGGCTGCTGCATGTCAACCCGTTCAAACCGCCGGTGCGCGGCCGCGACGTCGTCGTCTACAAGCGGGGCGATGCGGTGCTGATCAAGCAGTTCGTCGGCTGGGAGGGCGATGCGCTGGTGCTGCGCCAGCTGAACCCGCCCGAGAGCTTGCGCATCCCGCGCGAGGAGGTGCTCGAATGCCACCTCGTCGTCGGCTGCGACCAGGAGGGCTGA